CAATTCGCAATCGCCATGCCGCGCGGCTACGGGAAGACATCGTTGTGCGAAGCGGCGGCGCTGTGGGCGTTGCTCTACGCGCATCGTCGGTTCGTGTGCATCGTCGGTCCGAGCGACGGGCACGGCGTCGAACTGCTCGAATCGATCATGACCGAACTAGAAGACAACGAGCGGCTGCTAGAAGACTTCCCCGAAGTCGTCTATCCGTTCGTGCGGCTCGAACACATCACGCAGCGGGCACGCGGGCAGACGTTCGAGGGTGAGCCGACACGAATCAAGCTGGCGAAGCAGGAGATCGTGTTCCCGACGATTCCGACCTCGGCGGTGTCCGGCTCTGTGTTTGCCGTGCGCGGAATCACCGGTCGCATTCGCGGGTTGAAGCACAAGCAGGCGGACGGCACACCGATCCGCCCCGATCTTGTCATCATCGACGATCCTCAGACCGAAGAGTCGGCGGCGTCAATGTCGCAGTGCGCGAGCCGAGAGCGGACGATCAACGGTGCGATCCTCGGTCTCGCCGGACAGAAAACGCGAATCGCCGCGCTTATGACGCTGACCGTCATACAGACCGGCGACATGGCAGACCGGCTGCTCGATCGCAAGCTCAATCCCCAATGGCAAGCCGAGCGGACGAAGATGGTCTATGCGTGGCCGACGCGCACCGACCTATGGGACCGGTACTCCGAACTCTGGCACGAGTGCAAGCAGAACCGACCGGGCGAGGAACCCGTCGAAGCGTATGAGTTCTATCGCGCGAATCAGGCGGCGATGGATGAGGGCGCGGTAGTGGCGTGGCCGCAATGCGTCGTGCCGGGCGACATCTCCGCGATCCAAACTGCGTACAACAAACGACTTGCGATGAAGGATCATGCGTTCTGGGCAGAGTGCCAGAACGAACCGCTGCCGGATGCTGACACGCCGGTCAACGATCTTTCGTCCGAGCAGTGCGCGGCGCGGACCAACGGCGTCGCGCGCGGAGTCGTTCCGCTCGGATCATCGCAGATCACCGCGTTCATCGACGTGCAGAAGGACGTGCTTTTCTGGACGGTCGTCGCGTGGTCGGCGCAGTGTGCGGCGGCGGTCATCGACTACGGCGCATACCCCGATCAGAAGCGACCCTATTGGACGCTGGCCGACGTGACGAAGACGCTGCGAGACGTTGCGCCTGGCGCCGGCGTTGAAGGCGCGATCTACGCCGGGCTGCGTGCGATGATCGATCGGTTCGGGACGGCCAAGTACAGGCGCGAGGATGGCGCCGAGATGGGCGTCGATCGAGCGATGATCGATGCGAACTGGGGGCCTTCGACCGATCTGGTGTACCAGGCGATCCGCACGTCGCCGCACTCCGGCTTGTTTCGCCCGTCGCATGGTCGCTACGTCGGCGCGTCTGCCGCTCCGATGTCCGACTGGGCGAAGCGAGACGGCGATCGGCTCGGGCCGGGATGGCGCGAGCGTCTGTCAACCGAGAAGAACCGCGCGATCCGTCACGTCGTTTTCGACACAAACCACTGGAAAAGTTTCGTGCGCGCGAGACTCACGACGGCTCAGGGCGATCGCGGGGCGATGACGCTGTGTGGGCGCGGCGCCGAGACGCACCGGATGCTGGCGGACCATCTCACGTCGGAAATACCGGTGCCGACGACTGCGCGATCGAGAACCATCGACGAGTGGAAGCAGACGCCGGGGCGAGACAATCACTGGCTCGACTGCATTGTCGGCTGCGCAGTCGCGGCGTCAACGCTGGGTGTGTCGCTCGAATCGTCTCTCGGCGGAGATCGACCGGCGGCTAAGAGTGTCGGCGCAGCATGGCGAGCGGCGAAAGAAAGGCGTGGGCACCGTGGATAGCAAGACGCCGAGCCTGCCGCCGCAACAGCCGGACATTCCCCGCGGCATCCCCTGCCCGCGGTGCGGATGCTGCCACGCATCGAACGTCGAATCAACGCGCCATCACGCGAACATGACGCGACGCCATCGGCGATGCCGCAACTGCGGCAAGCTGTTCTGGACGCGCGAACTCACCGAACGCTAAATCCCATTACCGGGATACATTCTCTCGCATACCTAGAATCGACTTGCACAAATAGACAGACGCGGCATTACTAGGCATATGTGGATGGCAAGCTGCGCGAAAGCTTTGATCGGCGGCGCGTGGCTTGACCATTGTTATGCGAGGTGTGCCGATGTCTGACACGGACTTGTCACAGACGATCGCGGATGCCGCTGCGAACCCGAAGCGCATTCAGGGTGACGAGGCGACCGTCGAAGAGCACTCGCTGCCCGATCTCATCGCGGCGGATCGCTACCTCAAACAGACAAACTCGGCGAATCGTTCCGGCTTCGGTTGGGTGTTCCGGCGTGCCGCGCCCCCGAGTCCGGCGGAGTGACGATGCTCACGGCAATCAAGCGAGCTTTGGGATTCACGCCAGCGAAACGCAAGGCAGCGCCTCGAGCCGCTCGCGCCGCCGTCGGTCACATGCTCGCGCGATACGACGCCGCACAGACAAGCTCGGAGAACCGCCGCCATTGGGCGATGTCCGATGGTCTATCCGCCGCGGCTGCCAATTCCCCGGAAGTCCGGCGCATCATCCGCAATCGCGCCCGCTATGAAGTCGCCAACAATCCGGTTCTATCGGGCATCGTCAAGACGTGGGTGAACGACGTAATCGGCACGGGACCGCGCCTGCAAGTTCGCCTGCCGATGGCGCGGCAACTCGCACAATTCATCGAGGCTGAGTTTGCGGCGTGGATGCGCGAGACGCGGCTGCTATCCAAGCTCATTACCTGTCGCCGGGCGCGTGCCATTGACGGCGAGGCTTTCGCTGTCACGTTCGCGAATGACGCGCTCGCGAGTCCGGTCAAGCTCGATATCCGCCCGCTGGAATGCGATCGCATCGCGAATCCGGCAGCGAGCATTGCCGACCCGTCGAATGTCGATGGAATCATCATCGACGCGAACGGCACGCCGACGACGTACCAGGTTCTTCGCAGTCATCCGGGCAACCTCATTCGCGGCGGGCTATGGGAGTTCGACGCCGTTTCGGCTCGCGAGATGTTGCATTGGGTGCAGATCGATCGACCCGAGCAGGTTCGCGGCGTGTGCGAGTTCACCGCGTCGCTTCCGCTTGGCGCTCAGCTTCGACGCTATTCGACGGCAACGCTCGGGGCGGCGGAGCTTGTCGCGTTGCTCAGCGTCATCTTCGAGACAGACGGTCAGGGCGAAGACCCGATTCCGCCGTTTGACGAATTGCAACTCGAACGAATGGGCATCACCGGCGTACCGCCCGGATCGAACCCGCGACAGATTGAACCGAATCAGCCGATCAGTTCATACGCAGAATTCACGAACGCGCAGATCGGTCAAATGGGGCGACCGCTCTGTATGACATATGCGATCGCGGCAGGAGACTACAGCAAGTCGAGCTATGCGTCGTCGCGCATGGAAGATCGCAACTACGGCGAGGCTGTGCTGATTGACCGCGCCGCGATCGAAGAGCCGCAACTCGATCGACTGTTTGCGATGTGGCTGGCTGAGGCGCGGACCATCGTCGGCTACCTGCCGCCGGAGATCGAAGACGTGCGGTCGGTGCCGATCACTTGGCATTGGAAGTCTCGCCCGCATGTCGATCCGCAGAAGACGAACAACGCGATCGATACCGCGCTGAAGAACGGAACAAAGTCGCTCGCCGAGGCTGCGGCTGAGTCGGGCGCGGATTGGTACGACCGGGCGCTCCAGATCGCAGTCGAACGCCGCACTCTCGCGACGGTCGGCATGGTTCACCCGGTCGATCTTCCGCCGATGCAGACCGCACAGGCACAAGCCGAGGCGGCGCAGGACGGCAATGAACCCGATACCGAGCAGGAGTTCGGCGATGCCGAAACCGATTAGCACGCCGCGTGTTCGCGCCAACTCGTTCGGTCTTATGGCCGCTGCGGAGTTTGTCGCGGCTGCGGAAACCGGCAAGCAGCCGACGTTCAAGATCAACGCTTACAACGGCGGACCGATCAACGTCTCGGCGTTCTGGGGCGCGCCAGCCGTAATCGACCTGAGCGGGCTGAAGGCTCACTCGGAGCGCATCCCGATCCTGCTCGATCACGACGCAACGCAGATCGTGGGGCAGGCTGACAAGATCGACATCACGGCTCGCAAGGTCAACGTGTCCGGCGTCTTCACGGGCAACGCTGAAGACCCGACCGACCCGGCTGGCAAGGTCGCTGCTCACGCCCGCAACGGGTTTGTCTGGGCGGCGTCCGTCGGCGTGCGAATCGACAAGTACGAATTCATCGACGCGGACGGCTCCGCTGTCGTCAACGGGCGAAAGGTCACTGGTCCCGTGTACGTCGTGCGTCAAGGGGCGCTCGGCGAAGTTTCTTTCGTGGCATCCGGCGCGGACGGCTCTGCGTCGGCAAACATCGCGGCGACTGCCGCTGGAGGAATTCCGATGGAATTCAAGGAATGGCTGAAGGCCAGCGGCTTCGATCACGACGCGCTGACCGACGATCAGAAGGCAACGCTGAGGGCGGCGTTCGAGACCGAGCAGGGTACTCCGGCGCAGGATGCAACTCCTGCCGCCGAACCCGAGCAGACGGACGCTACCGACCCGATCAAGGCGTCGCGTATTGCCGCTGCCAACGAGCAGCGTCGCGTCAACGCGATCCGCTCGGTCTGCGGCAACGAGTACGGCGACATCTGCGCCAACGCGATCGCGGAAGGTTGGAGCGCCGAGCGTGCCGAGCTTGCGGTCTGGAAGGCTCGCGACAAGGCGGCGAAGGACAAAGCGAACGCCGAGATTCGCGCGTCGCGTGGCAATGTGAACATCATCGCGCCGAAGGCTCCGACCGGTGCCGATCGCCTGAAGGTCATCGAGGCTGCCGCGTGCCGTGATCTGCGGCTGCCCGGTTACGAGCAGGCGTACAAGTCGGAAGTGCTGGAGGCGGCTGACAAGACGTTCCGCCGATCCTCGCCGCTGGGCTTGCAAGGCATGCTGCTCGAAGCCGCTGAGATGGGCGGAATGACCGAGCGCGTGCGCCGCATCACGGACGGCAGTCTGAAAATGGTCCTGCATCACGCCTTCAACCTGAAGGCAGACGCGGGCTTTTCCATGAACGACTTTGGCAACGCCATCTCGTCGATCGCCAACAAGTTCAGCGAGGCTGCGTATCGCTCGGTCAATCAGGCGTGGCGCAAGGTCGCGCGGACCAAGCCGGTAAACGACTTCAAGGCGGTCAAGGGCTATCGCCTGAACACGAGCGGCGATTACGAGCAGGTCGGTCCCGGCGGCACGCTGAAGTCCGGCACGATCGGTACGACTGAGTACTCGAATCAGGCTGCGACCTACGGTCAGACGCTCGCCATCGCCCGCGAACACATCATCAACGATGACGCTGGCATTCTCCGCGACGCTCCGACGGCGCTCGGTCTGGCGGGCGCTCGCAAGTTCAACTCGGTTTTCTGGGCGAAGTGGATTGCAGATACCGGCTTCTGGAAGACCGACAACTCGAACTCGAACTACATCAGCGGTTCGACGACGAATCTCGGCATGGTCGGTCTGCAAGCTGGTCTGAAGGCGTTTCGCGATATGAAGCTGGAAGACGGCAATACGCCGACCGGCTTCACGCCGAAGCTGCTGGTTGTGCCGAACGCGCTCGAAGTCGCGGCTCGCGAGCTCTATGTCGCGACCTACGTACTCGATACGAATTCGAGCAGCCGCACGCCGAACGCCAACGTTTTCGCCAACTCGTTCGAGCCGGTCGTCGTGCCGTATCTCACGAACGCTACCGCGTGGTATCTGCTCGCCGATCCGATGGAGGCTGCCGCTATCGAGGCGGTCTTCCTGAACGGCAACGAGCTTCCGGTGGTCGAACAGGCTGAAGCCGACTTCGACACGCTCGGTATCCAGATGCGTTCCTACTTCGATTTCGGCGTCGAGTTCTACGACATCCGCGCGGGCATCAAGTCCAAGGGCGCGGCGTAACAGGCACAAACCCGGAGCGCCGTCAAATCGGCGCTCCGTTTCTTCAAACCCAAAAGAGGTGACTTATGGCATTCGAAGCCATTTATCGTGCGGAAGCGGACATCATCAACTACACGCCCGGCTCTGCCGTGTCGGCTGGTCAGGTCGTGGTCATCAACGGTCGGTGCTTTGTCGCTCATGCGGCAATCCCCGCTTCGACGCTCGGCTCGGTCTACGCGGGCGGCGTGTTCGACGTGACGAAGCAGAGCGGCGTCACGTTCTCCGCCGGAGACATCGTGTACTGGGACGATACGAACAACTACGCGAACGCTACCTCGTCGAACACACTGTTCGGCGTGGCGACGGCGGACGCGGTGAGCGGCGATACCTATGTCCGCGTGTTGCTCCTGAACCTCGTCAATCCGCTGGCGGTCGGCTCGATGCCGAATGTCGCGGACGGCGGCGGCGGATTCCCGATCCTTGTTCGCAAGGATGCGAGCGCGTCAGGCGATACCACGGTTTACACCACGACTCGCAAGGTCAAGGTGTGCAATGCGTGGATGATCTCGCGCGACACGACCGCCGCGAACGCGAAGCTGCACAGCGGAACCGCTGGAACTGACGACATCACGAACGCGACGGCGAAGGGCACGACCACGAATGCTCTCGTCGCGTTCGGTCAGATCGTCGCGGCAAAAGAGGAAGTGGTCGCATCGACTGCGATCAAGGTGAACCTGTCCGCCGCCGCAAGCGTGACGGTTTACATGCTGCTTCTGCCGATCGCGTAACGGTCTACCTACTCATGGCGCGTCGGTGGTTTTCATCCTTTCCCACCGGCGCGCCGCCTCGATAGGTGCGCACAGTGACGAAGCCGAAGGACAAGCCGACTGCTCGCAACTCGCGAATCTGCCGCGCTGGCAGGCTCGCGGTGTTGCTGCATTTCATGGACTCCGGCTCGGTATCGTCTCTCGAAAATCTAGGCGCGGCACGCAATATCCCGCCGGGTGCGACTGCTCCGGGCAATGCGAGCATTCTCGATTACACGACCGGTCTTGCCAGTGCGACGACGCTTGGCTCTACCGAGGGCGGGTCGCTCGCGCTCAGCACGACGCGGCAGCTTGAAGTCTGGAAGAACACGAGCGGCGCGACGATCAACCTGTATGAGTTCGAGACGTGCGTGCGCTTCACGTCTCCGCTGTCAATGAACACGACGACGGCGGCGACGTTTCAGCAAAGCACGTCGGCGCAGGTCGCGGGTCGGATGCAGTGGCAGAAGACGACGACGGCGAATCAGGTCGTCGCGCGAATCTACAACGGCACGACGAATCTGAACGCGACTTTCACCGTGACCGATCTGACTTCGCCGATCGAGTTCCGGTTCGTCCGATCGCCGAACGGGAATCAGGCATTCATCAACGGCGTCGAGGGCACGTATGACGCCGGATTCCAAACCTACTCAGGTCCGATCGTCATCCAAAACGGCTCATCGTTCACGCTGAACAAGGGCACGAATCCGGGACAAATGACGCTCCTGAAGTTCGAGATGTGGGTGAACGCCACGCTCGACCCGGTAGAGCGCCGCGAGTTTGAGGCGGATACCTACCTCATGCTGCGCCCCGCCCCGGTGCGGCTCGCGAAGGCGACAGCGACCGCGACGATCCCGAAGCGCACGAGCTTTGACGTGCGGCTCGTCTCGAACGATTCATACAGCGGAACTCTCAAAGCCCGCGTTGTGTGGGCGACCACTCGCGCAGGGCTGGACACTTCGCCGACCGTCGCGGGAACGTGGACTACGACGGACAAAGAGGCGGGCACGTTTATCAGCGTGACCGGCTGCCCGAGTGGCGGAACGGTCTACTGGCGCGTCGAAGAGGATCACGACGACGGAGTGTGGCGTCCGCTGGCTGGCGGCGTCCAGCGCATGCGGCTCATGCACGATACCGCGCCAAAGGTCGCGTGGGGGCGCGAGGGTCATCTAAACGACCAAACGACCACGCCGACGACGCATGTAACTCCGCGATGGTTTGACGACATCGGCTTGTCCGGTGACTCGGATATGTCCGAAGACTCGGCGGCTCTAGGAAAGCAATTCGCCGCTTTCATGTCTAGCTATTCCGCGTATCTGCGCGATCCTGATTACGACTTCGGCATTGACACCGGCGACTCGACAGAGTTCGTTGACAACGGATGGGACACGGGCGGCGGACTCGCGAAGAACTCTTCGACGGAGATGTTCAAGGCGTGGCGAAACGCGGAGAACCAAGAGTTTTATTGGGACAAGCTCTGCGGCTGGGCGCGAACGCCCGGCAATCACTCGATGTTGGCGAGTTGCTACAAGCTCATGGTGGGCGGCTCGTACACGGACACCGACGCTAAGGGCAAGTGGGCTCTCGATCTCTGGCTGAAGACCACGCCGAACGTTGACAACACGTACTTCGGCGTTGGCGAGTTCGGCACGTCTGCCGAAACGCAACCGCCGCTGGGCGAGGTGCCGGCTCAGTTCGTCCCGTACAGCGAATACAAAGAGGGCGACATCGTGCGCCCGTCTGCCGCCTTTGGCGACAACCTGCAAGCCTACGTCTGCACGCAAGGCGGAACGGCTCACAACGAGCCGACGTGGAGCGCAAACCCGACCGGCGGCTTCGCGTCGAACGACACGGCATGGCAGCTATTGCCGAAGCGATGGGATTTGGAGTGCGTCAAGTTCCTCGAGCGCGGCGGACTTGCGGTCAATGACTACCCGCGCCGAACGTGGTTCCAATTCGACTGGGGCACGTCGGGCGTCTCGTTCTTCATTGGCGACTCGGAGTCGTACTCGCTCATCAACCGCAATAACGGATTCGACGACGCCGAAGAGTACAACGAATATTCGTTCGGCTACACGCAGTCGGCGGCGATTGAGAACTGGGCGCGGTACAACGCTTCGCCCGTCAAGCTGTTCTTCTCGCACCGTCTTCCGGGCGGCGAGAACTTCGGCATTGGGCAGGCGAAGCGGTACGCGCGATCGACCGGCTGGCGGCTGGGGCTGGCGTCCTACTACGACGCTGACGGCAAGACCGAATCCGAGAACGAGATCGAAGCCGACGCGACGTTCCGCGCCGCTGGCGTCAACTGGCATTGCGGGCACGATCACGTCTTCTCGATCGCACGGTCGCAAGGCGGCGTTGTGCATGTCCGCAGCGGCACGACCGGCGCATCGTCTCATACGGCGCTGGCATCGACGGCACCTACTCGGGGCTGGGTCGCTAAGCGTGCGATGGGCAGCAAGGGAACGCCGGAAAGTCGCGGCGCACTTGACGCGGACGGCAACGATCTCGCCGCACAGGGCATGATCTACCGGAACAATTGCATCGGCTATCAGGAGATCGAGACCGACGGCACACTCGGCGAGCGGATTACGTTCGTCGAAACCGTGCTGCCGACGAAGCCGAAGACCGGCACGGGCTATCTCTCGCGAATCCGCCAAGAGATTCCGCGACTCATCAGCGACGAGGCTACGACGCCGAGCGGCGGAACCGTCTCGCTCGTATCGACTCTCAATCCGACGCCGAAGCCGCTGAAGATCGGCGCGATCCTGCTCGCTACCGATGTGGCATCCGCCGTCGGGACGAATGAGATCGACGAGACAACCGCCGAGACGATGGCGGAAGCGAACGTACTGCTCAACAAGTACGACCCGACAACGCTGTCCGGCTATCACGTTCAATGGAGCGATTCCCAGTTTGTCGCGGACGGGCAGGCGATCTTTCCGACCGTGCCGACCGGACTCATGGCAATCGCGACATCATCGGGCACGCTCGGCACTACCGAGCCTTCGCCGTGGCCGACGACGGTAGGTGCGACCGGAACAAACGGCACCGTCGATTACGTCATGCGCCCAATCGGCAAGTGGCCGCACGAATGGCTCGAACTCGGGCTGCCGACATCGATCCCCGTGAAGTCGGGCACGTCTGCCGAGTGCCGCGTGCAGTGGATTCCGCGTTCCGTCTATCGGTCGGGCTGGCTGAAGACCGAGCCGAGCAGCTTTGAATCGCTGGGTGCGTCTCGAAGCCCCGTGCGTCTCGCTGCCCGCATTCGCGCAATTCGCGGGGGTGGACGATGAGCCGCATTGAAACAGGGCTGTCGCGCCTTCGCGAACGTCGCAATGAGACGATGGGCGAGACCGTCACATATACGCGAGCCGCTGGCGGATCGGTGCAACTGACGGCAACGGCGGGGCGGAGCGGTCTGACGCGCGAGGGCGACGGCAACTTTCGAATCGACGCGGACGCGCAAGAGTGGATCGTGATGGCGAACGATCTCCAAGTTGCCGGAGTGGGCGAGTTCCTTCCGGCGCGAGGTGACACGATTGCGGCGAGCGACGCGAATTACACGGTCTTTGGTGAAGGCGGCGCCGACGTTTACCGCTACTGCGACGCGACGAGAAAGACGATGCGCGTGATGACGAAGAGGGCTTCGTGATGGCAGCAAACGTCATGCTCACGATTCGCGACGCGGTTGCGGAAATGCTTCGCACCGAGACCGGGCTGAGCGTTTACACGACCTGGACTCCAGATGTCACGAACCCGGCGACGACGCTGGCAAGTCCGCGAATTGACGTGATTCCGCTTGGGATGGAATTCGACGGCGGAAGCCGCGGCGGTGCGTCCGAGACGGTCACGATTGGAGTCTGCCTGCGGCGGTACGGCACCGACGACGCGAGCGCGGAGGCTCATGGGCTTCAGTTTACGACGATCGTCGATGCGCTGTACGCGAATCCGCTGCTCGGCGGAAAGGTCGGCATTCGCGAGCTCGCCGTCTCTGACGCGATCGATGCGGACGTGTGGCGTGACAACGGGGTTTGTATGGGCGTCGTCGAGGTCAAGTACCTATCGACGCTGTTGCTGACGAGGAACTAACGCGGCGACGCCGCAAGAGGTGTGCGATGGCAGTCAACACAGTCCGAGGTATCGCGTGCAAGCTGTACGTCAGTTCGGTCGAGTGGAAGAACGTTCTGGACGTGGAAGTACAGCGATCGTCCGACAAGGTGAACATCACCTGCCGCGACAACGACGGCTACAAGGCTGAGCGACCGACGCTCAAAACCGGCAATGTGACGTTCGGCATGTTCTACGACCCGCTTTCGACGGAGTACTCGACGCTCACGACGGCATACGTCGCGGGCACGTCGCTCCGCGTGCGCGTCGAAGACGATCAAGGCAACACGATCCAAGACGCCGATATGTACGTCGAAAGCTGCTCGGTAAAGCAGCCGCGCGACGACGTTTCGACGGTCGATGTGGCGCTCACGGTCAAGAAGGTCTATACCCCGACGTAACGCTAGAGCGTGTCGGATAAACACGGGAGGTATCTGCAATGGCTGATTTTACGATCACAGCGTCAAACGTCGTGCCGGGCGGAACGGCGCGACAGTCGCTTGTCGCGGGCGAAGCGATCTCCGCCGGTGAAGTGCTTTACAAGAAAAGCTCGGATAGCAAGGCGTACAAGGCGCAATGCGACGGCACGACCGAAGAGGCGACCGTCATCGGCATTGCGATCAACAGCGCCGCCGCCGGGCAGCCTGTGAGCTACGTCGAATCCGGCGGATCGGTCACGGTCGGATCGGCGCTCGGCAGCGCTGGTAAAGCTCTGTACCTGTCCGCGACGGCTGGAAAGCTCATGCCGGCGGCAGACATCGCATCGACGAACAAGCTGACCATCGTCGGCTACAGCACGTCGGCGACGGCGCTCACTGTCCAGATCATCAACTCGGGCACGGCGCTTCCGTAAGCGACCGCCCTACAAGCACGCGCAGGAGAAAACGCGATGCAGAAGTTCACAACGCCGAGCAATGGATTCGATTGGGAAGTCTCGCTCACGGTCGGTTCGATGCGAACCGTCAAGGATTTGACCGGGCACGATCTCGGGCGACCGTGGCATGGCACCGACCCGATCGGTACGCGGATCGTTGAAGACCCGGTGACGTTGACCGAAGTCGTCGCGGCACTATGCCACAAGCAGCGACCCGATGTGACGATGGAGAACTGGATCAAGAGCGTGACGCCGGACGCGATCCCCGGAATGCGGGCGGCGTTCATTGCCGAGTACGTCGATTTTTTCCGACGCATGAGCGACCTGAAGACGGCGACGATGCTCGAATCGCTCATGCCCGCAATCGAGCGGAGTCGCGATCGGGCAGCGTCGATGCTGACTTCGATTGCTGGCGGCACGCCTACAAGCTCGCAGGCATCCTCGGCGTAGAGCCGTGGTCTTTCACGCTGCGCGAGCTGGCCGACATGGCCGAGGCCAGGCAGCGATTCGAGTGGGATCGGACGGTCTTCTCGGTCGTGCGTATGGCCGAGATGTGGTCTTCGAAAAGCGTGGACGTGGCGAAGATGTT